TATCTATCCTTAACTATTAGGGTTGTAAGCCTGCTTCCAAGCAGGTTTATTACTGTTGTCTCTTATTATATATCTATCTCTGTGCGCTCTCATTCTCTCGGCAGGTGTTCTGTTATCCCAAGGCTCACTCCAGCCATTCAAGCAACCAAGTAAAGCATAACGTGCACTATCAATAGCATCATCAGGGTCACTGAATCTGCCTTTTTCATCTACGAAATAGTTGCTACACTCTGTTAAGAATGTTGTGCAGTTTTCGTTAATTTGGAATGTGCCCATTTCCATCATTTGTCGCATCATATTGATACCAAAACTTTTATGGTTAGTTCTCTTGCCGTTATCATCAGGCGGATTCATAACAGGGTCTGGAATAACGTTCAGTTCGTATTCTTCAAACAACTGTCGTAGGCTCAAACTACTCATAGTATAACGTCCAGCAGTTCCTGCGTCTGGTGGTAGCACGATTGGTGTGCCAAACACTTCAGGACGTAGCAAATGATTAACATATTGTGTAGGCACTGCTTCATCAATACCTTTAACTACTAACTGTTTGTGTAGCCAAGCCTCTTTAGAATTAGGATGCCAATACATTAAACTGATTACAGTGCTGTCGTTTACTAAACCTAAGTCTAGTGCAATAATGCGGTGAATATTGTGCATATTCTGGAAATCGTAATCTCCAGTTTTATAAGTAGGGAATGTTCGCATAGGAAACACTGCGCCTTTACCCATAACAGGCTTACCTGCAATACGTGCTTCACGTTCGTGCGGCAAGTAATCTCGTTCTAACTGCTTACGAGTTTCTTTCAACAAGAATGGTTGACCCCAAGGATCGTATTCAGGCACATCGTCCCAACTTACTCGCACATATTCATAACCATCTTCTTTATTCCAGAACTTGCTCACAAGTCCGTTTAAACCTTTTAATGGCGTGAACGAACATAGAACTTTACCTTGTGTTGTAGCAGTTCGTGTAACAATTTCTGAGAAGAAGTCATCTGGCGGTTGTTCGTCAAACACTGCTAGGTTAAGTTTAAAACCCTGCAACTGACGAACTTCCTGTGTGTAGTTAGCAAACAGCAAATAACTTTTTGCGCCACTAACGTGTTTAATCTCTACACCAATACAGTTAGCACCATCTGTTCGCATTGTATCTAACACAATACAATGTTTAGGGATAGCGCCACTACCAATATTGTCGGTGATTTTAATATCAGGTGTGCCTAGCAATTCTTGTTGCAATACTAACGCAACCTGCGACCAGCCTTCACCAGCAACCATACAAGTAATTGCTTTGTTAAAGCGATAACCATCCCACCAATCGGGGTATAAGCCTGTTAAGTGCATAGCAGTTTCAAAACAAGTTGAAACAGTTTTACCGACACGGTTAGCAGCAAGAATACCACGGCGTTCTGCCGATTGGTTAACACCTGTTCTAAAGAATTTGCGTTGATGCTCAAACGGTCTAAAATACTTTAAAGCGTTTGTTCGCATATCAGCAGCAACTTCAATCGTTAAATCTTGAAGTTGTGCTTTTAATGGTCCTGGTATAGTAGCAAGAGCATCTACAGTTAAGTCGTTCTTGTCAACAACATAACGCAAGGCTCTTGCCATTAGCGTTTCTTCAGCAATCATATTATTCTACAGGATTATTCTTGTGTAGGTCTACAAGATTATGCAGTGCTTCACTCAAATCACGTATTTCGCTGGCGCTGCATAGCCAAGTATCAGGGTTGCCTAAATCTTCTGGCTTGCGTAATAACACATTGTGCAAACGTTCAGCAGTTAATCGCATAATATGTTCAATCTGGGTAGGAAAGCGTGATTTAAACGCTTCCCTATGTGCCTGATTGACTTTCTGCATTATTAACGTGTCACGAACTTGCTGCGCTTGTTGTGCTTGGTCAATAATAGGTTTAGTCATTATACATTCCAAGGATTGTCAGCAACGCTATCGTTTAGAGTAACGAATTCACGGTCAACCCATACATCCCACTGGTTGCTTGCGTTAACTTTGAACTTGCCTGTTTGCATCATAGCACGTAGGCGTTTACCTTGTGGTGTTAGGCTTCCATCTTCACGCACTGCTAGTTGTTCACCTGTGCGTGGGTCAATCCACTTCATAATTTCTGGACGAGTGCGACCAAACTTGTCAATCTTTTCGCCGTGTGGCTTTAATTCTAGTGGACCTAAGATTTCGTAACTGATTGTGCCGTTGTTATACTTACGGAACATTACGTGCACTTTCTTGTCCATTGCACGACATTCTGGATCAGGATGTGGCACCATATTTGTAAAGAAAGTGTTTTGCACTTGGCTACGTGCAGGTAGTGCTTCGCTACGTGCAGGGCAAGGACGTAGTGCTTCTTCAGGCACCATTTCGCTTTTCTCAACGTATGGGTTATCGCCGCCAATAAACTTTTGGTCTACTTCAACACCGTTAAGCACATCCATTGCTACTTGGTATTTTAGTTTGTTTGCACGACCTTTTAAGTTTAGAACAACGCCTGTTTCATCGTATACGAAACGTTCTAGTTCTTTGGCTGTTGGAAAGTCTGTCATTAAACCTTCTAGGTCATAATCGCCTGCGTTTTCAGCACGTGGTGCTTGCGGCTTGACAGTTTTTGTTTGAGTGATTTCTTCTGCTACTTCGGCAGCACGTTGCTGTTTAGATTGAGTTGCAGGTGCTGTATCATTTGCGGTGTCCCAAATGTTTTGTTCAGCAGGAGTTTGAGGTGCATTCTTTTTCATAGTCTATCCTTTACTAATTTGTTCAATGCTAACAACTAATCGTTGTTACTATTATTTAGCAATTACCAATTTTGTAGAGTTGTAGAGTTTGTAGAGGAAAAAACGGGGTTTACGCACTATAAAAACACACACGTTACTTTTTTATATTTTAACTGCAAAATCTACTCTACAACTCTACAACTCTACAAATCGTGCTGCAACCCGCATAGATACTGGGTTTTTAGTTGTAGAGATAGTTGTAGAGTTACTATTATTTTGTAGAGTTGCAATAAAAAAGCCCCAATTAAGGGGCTTGTGTGAGTGTGTGTAGTGTTTACTTACGACCAGCATTACCGCGAGTAGGACCACGACCAACGTTAGTTGTGCCGTGAACACCCTCAAGTGCAGGGTTAGTAGTGCCACGCTGACCACGACCACGTGCAGCAAGTGCATCAGTGACCATATTTGCTAGAACAGCACGTTCGCTAGAACTTTTATCCTTAGCAGCCATAAATGTGTCACGCTTTCCAGCATTACCTGCATTACCGACTGTAGGACCACGTTTTTGGTTAATATCTTTTGCCATATTATTTGTTTCCTTTTGTTGGACCACGACCTACATTGATCTTGGCTTCTGCACCAGGTTTTTTAACTGCTACAGTGCTGTCACCACGGAATTGTGGATGACCTCCAATTTTGTCAACGTTGCCAATCTTAGTGCTAGGAACTGGACGAGTATAAGGACGTTTGCCTTCTGCGCCAAATTCTTCACGACCACGTTCAATATCCATATTGCCTTTTGTTGGACCGCGACCTGCGTTAACTACAGCAGTTAGACCACTGTTGTTACCTGCTAAACGGTTCTTGCCACGATTTACACCATCGCCAGCCATTCCGTTAAAATCTAAATTAGATGATTGTTTCATTTAGTTTTTCCTTTTGTCTTAGTAGACTTTTTTGCTGCTTCTCGCTTAGTTGCATATGCGATGGCTAGCGACTGTTTTACAGGTCTGCCTGCTTTCAGTTCTAACATTTTCTTCAAATGCTTTTTTGCTTGTAGATTTTTTAAGCATAATATATTTAGTCCCGTTTGGCAATAAGGTTAGCCAAAGCATCAGCAAAAGCAGCCTGTTTTGCTGCAACTGCATCTTCACCCTCAGTAACTTCCACTTTCGCAAGTGTGTTCATTACCTTGTTTAGTATCATATTGTGATATTTTAAGGTAAGTTGCTTGTCGTGACTATCTCTAGCCGCTAAAAAGTCTTGGACAAGTATTTCTTCGTAACTGTTATCACCGCTACGTATTCTAATTTCTTCTAGCAGTTTTTCAGCCGTTAATTTAGGACTGCTGCCTTTTGGACGACCTGCACCTGGACGCGCACCGCCTGCGTTAGCACGTGCGCCGCCAACTTTCTTTTTGGGTTTTTCTTGGTTTTCCATAATATTATTTAGTTCCTTTACTATGCGATTTTGGTGTGAGGTAAATAGTGTTTTAGACTAGAAAGGCATTGTATGCGTTATAATTGGCAACGTGCAAATGGCAATGATGTAGGCAGCATTGTTCAAATGGCACAAAATCACTTTCAAACAGAAATTGATACTATCTTTACTCCTGATCCTGTAGCCTACAGTAGAAATATAACCTTAGCGGTTGTAAATCAGTTCTATCTACCAACTAGCGAAATCGTTGCAGTTTGTCGTGATGATTCAGGCAAACTGCTAGGATACACTTGGGCTAAGAACTTTGAACGTAGTGCTTGGAGCGATGACAATATGATTGTTGTGCGAATGGCTCATCTGGCTCTAGACTTAAATACTCGTAAGCGTGTAGAATTACTAACTGATATGTTAGAAATATGGGAGCAGTTCGCTAAAGATTGCAAAACTCCTATCATATGTTCTACTACAATGCGCCGTGAACAAAGTGCTTTTTTAAAGTTGCACGCCAAATATGGTTATGATGTTCGTGGCAGTTACGCATACAAAAGAATAGACTTAGAAAAGACAACACTATGAACACAGAATCAATTACACAATCACTAGAACAATTTTGCGGCGACTTTATTATTGAAGATGGCAAATTATTCTTTAACAGTAATTTGTTAGTTTCTATTATTCCCAGCGATGGTAAAATAACAATCTCTTGGGAAACTCCTACTGGTCAAACTCGTGCTAAAGGCTACTATGTAGATACTTTAGATGATGTTATTGATGTTTGGAGTGAATACCGTTATCAGGCGGCTAGAATCAACCGCCTGTTTAAAGCAGCATTAAGCAAGAGTGCTATCTAATTTCCAGATAAACTTAGCAATAGCCAATATACGATCTTGTGCGTAGTTGGCTATTTCTTTATGTCCTTCTTGTTCACTTACCTCCATTAAACTTTCATACTCCATCTTTAGAGCATCTAAAGTGCCTCT